TCTTTGGCAATGGCATACTTTGGTTTGCGAACCATAAGATATCCATCTTTATCAACTACGGGGCTCATTTGACAGAACTCAATCTGTTCGAAAACATCAACAGGATTTGAGACCTCCATTTGAAAACCCATAGTAAAATACCATGATTTCAGCTTGTTCATAATGGTGCTGAGGTGCTTCTTATCTACAATAAGAACAACATCATCACCATTCACAACAGCCGAATAATGTGAGACCTTGCAGAACTTCATAAAAGCATGCAACATCCCAGCACTAATACATGTGTTTCCACTCCCAGTATTAACATCTCCAGACGCTCGGCTACTCGATTTATATTTGAGTTTGCCATCATACGTGTACCCAAAACACTTATTGTCAACCTGCCAATCCAGCACGGTGTGAAACTTGTGTTCAAATGGAAATATACCTTTATACACACTATGTTCCCATTTAAGCGCAGTCTCTCCACAATGCTGGTCGAAGCGTTTGGCATCTATCCCAATCGCAACAGGTTGTCGAAATCCATTCCACTTATAAGAAAGTATCCCGGCAAGTTGTTTTACATTGTAACCTTTCATGACGGTGGGTTCATGAAATATGTCATCTATCGCTTGATATAACGACTTCTCAAGAGGTTTGAGAAACCGTCCAACTTCAATATTGAATATCTTTCCTCGTGGTGAGATGACACGCATCACTGCATCAGGTTTTTCCGTGATGTTTGTCCTCTCACACTTGCCAAACACTTGTATAAACGAATCCTTAAAATCCAATCCTCGCTGCTCAAAGGTTTTAAGAGCGTTCCAATAAAGTGTCTTCTTACGACCGTTAAAGGAGTCAACAAACTGTTGACGGCTCCATACGGTGGGTGACGGAAGACACTTGATCAAACGCGAACGAAAATACGCCATTCGTCTGTTCCAAGTTTTTGGTTCAGCTTTAGGGGGGGTGATAAACACTCCATTGTCATCTTTCACAAAAAACACCCTTTCCAAAACTGCACGCTCAAGATTTTCAATACCAGCCTCATGGACTGTATATTGTTGGTCAGAAGAAAGGTTTGGTAGTTGGAAAACAACCTTCTTCTTAATTCGCTCCCTAGTGATCTTTTCTACCGCCAAATTTGCACTTGTGACTGAACTAGGATGATTCACAAGCGCCGGTAGGACACTAAGGCAGCGTCAATTGTCCTGTACGGACAAAGGAGTAATTTGATTTTCCTTCTCAACAGAGAGGTCAATAAAGTCTCGCATTATCATAGCCGCACGTTGGCTAGCAAGCACTTCAACGCTTTCAACCTCAAATTTAGAAGGAATGAACACTAGATTGGTGGCAAGGTCTAGTATTCTAGAAATATGACTGGGTCGAAGACCATGTTTAACACACTCTTCATATAAGAACTTGCGGACTATGTTTCGATTTGCAACACGCAGAGTCATCAAGCCAAACTTGGCTTTTCCAATATTCACCAATTTGGCCACATAACTCTTGCGTTTGCACTCCGG